TTACACGTTCTGTCTTGCTCGGATTTGTGCAAGAATGTCAGCAGCCTTGTCGTTAGACGCAGGTGCAGTAACAGCAGGTTCAGTAATAACTTCTGTTGCTCCCGATGGAGTTTCAAACGGAGAGTCACCTACAGTAGATACATCTGCTACAGGAGTCACTACATTTACTGAACCTTCAGGCTTATCAACACCCCATGGACGGTAATAGTTACCCCATTTTTCAACGTCGTACTGTTGACCATCCACACTTGCTTCAAACATTTCATGAATAATCTTCAATGTGTTTGCATCAGGTTTCGGCGGTAAAAATCCCTTTAAATCATTCAATCCGAACGTTTCAATTGATTTGGATTCATCTTCTGTTAATGCAGTTTCTTTCCTTGACCACGTACTTGTACCATAATTAGCATATTGTCCCTTTTGTATCTTGACAATACGGAAATCCAATCCCTTAGTATAATCAGTCGGTAATTCTTCCATCTCGGGGTCCATAAGACTTGCCTTGATAATACTAAAGATAGATGGACTAATCATAAACTTACGAATTGGGTTTTCTGGTGCATTGTCCTCATTCATAGGGTCTTGATGCACAAACCCTTGAAATACGTACGTGCGTTTCTTCCAATATTTACGAGCCATATCTTCCATTGATGCATCTTTAAACCACGGTGATACTTCTGCTAATATTGGACAAGGCACATTACCTTCATACATGTCCATACATGGTACTTGAACTGTTGTTTCATTATTACTACTACCACCTTTAATTCCAGCAAATGGCAATTTAATCATTGCACGCTCTGCCCAAAAGAATGGATTTTCTGAATTACCATCTGGTAAAAATCGTACAATTGCTGTTGAACCTTCGGCAATATTCCAATGTGGGTAAACTAATCCACCTTTATTGGTATTTGATGATTTGTTGTCTTGTGCTACTAGACGAGCACGGATATCTGCTAAAGACATTTTTCTTTCTCCTATATAATAACCTTTTCATTTAACTAAAAAACTAATACCCTTCTCGAATATTAGAATACGCTTATCTAACATAAGCGGTTTATTTATGATTTTTTGTACTTTCGTATTTTTAAATCAGTCGTTATTATATGTTAAAAAAAATAACATATCTATGTAAATAACCTAAATCGTTCTTTCGGTTAAATTAAATCAGATGCGTTTTGAATTCCTTGTACTTCTGCTTGGTGGTCTTCGCCATCCTCGATATCAATTATAATAGATTTCATGTCATTATCCATCTCATTGGATACCAATCCATAATCCTTCATCCAATTGACAATAGCGAATCTGGCATCTGCTTCTGGGTCATCTCTTGCTAAATCACCGAGATTATCAAACAAGGAATCATCGCCAATAATGTCATAAAGAACTTCGGTTGCATTAGTAGCATCGACCCCAACTGGAAGTTCTTTACTTAATATTTCTTTCAATCTATCCAATGCTTCGGGAGAATCAGGTATCGCCCACGTTCCTTCTGTAATATTATTTGCCCAACTTTCAAACATTGCTAATTCTCTCATGGTACTGTTCTCCACATTTGATGATTCACTTATTTCTGTTTTATGTGCACGGTATTCTGAAATTAGATTAGCAAGTACAGGTAATACGTCATTGACCCTATCATCTGATGCTCCTTCTGGAATTAATAAATTACGCACTTTCTCGATTATTTGTTCACTTTCTTCATTAATAACTGATGGTGACCAAGATTCAGTATATTTCTTGTAACCACGAATACCACTCATTAATTTGATGTTCTTTTTTAACTTTTTATTATTATGCTTACACGCTTCAACAATCTTAGTCGATGCTTCACTTTCATTGATTGTTTTGACACGCAGGAAACTTCCCAACGTGTTTATGTTATTGATTGTCTCTGTAATGTGAATACCAAATACATCATATGGGGTATTACCTTCCGAAACATGTCTTGCCATTGCTCTTGCGCCAGCAATACTCTTAAATGGTAACTTAAACCGCTCACCATCTCCATTTTCGATGAATATTGAATTAATATTACGAAAGCGTTGGTCTCCCTCAGCAATTTTTTTACTATGTCGGATGATTAATTTGGTTTTGTTATTTTGTGGATTGTAACTAGACTTACTGGTTCCATTCCATCCCTCGTATAACCCTTCTTTAATGGTTGAAAGACCTTGCATCGTATGTTTTAACTTATTAATGTTCTTAAGTGAGAAACTCATCATATTACGCTTAGCGAACATACGTAATTGGTACAATAAGTCGTACCATGTATTTTTGGCATCCCGTTCCAACCCACGCCCGATATTATCACCAAAGAAAATCTCAAAATTCTTTTCATCATCCAACAATATGACAACAGTACCGTAATTTATAGTGTTACTAACAAAATCGAAACTGAAAATGTCTGCATCTGTTATATCAGTGATAGATTTACCATTAGAATCAAGTGTTTTGACATCAAAGTCTTTGCTTAATAATAAATTGAATAGTTTTTGTGATGGGTTTTCTTGCATAATAGTATAGTGTGATGTTTTATGTATTTATTTAAAAAAGTATAAATGGCATAGGTTCTATCACTGAGTCGTTGTAGTCTTTTATATTATTACTTAACTCAGGGTGGTAGTTTTGCAGTGTTTGTAACATTCTAATAATCAACACCGTCGACATTACTAAGTCATCGGTTCCACCTGGTTTAGCGGCGTAACTAGTGCCATGTGCTACAAATCCTTTAAGTTCTGATACTAATGCAGAACTGTTTACAGTAAGTTTGCCTGTTTCGATTAGTGTTTTCATCTTAGCACACGCAGTTAACTTACTCTTGTTTGTTGTTGTGAATCCTTTTCTGAAACGTCTTCCAACTCCTGCTTTCTTGGTTTCACTTAACATCATGCCTGGAAACTGTTCTTCGCCAAACTCTGCTAGGCTAATCAACGAGGCTTCGCCGATTGTATTGTTCTCTAGCGTGTAGTAAATACTCTGTGGGTCATCTATTTCATCGTTAATGTACGTAATGATTTCGTGCATTATGCGTATTTGCTGTGGAATAGTTGACTTATTATGTCTCCATTCTGCTACTTGTGTAATACTACCTGCTTCAAATACTTGAATGGCGGCAGGGTCGCCACCTGTTCCTAAACTAGGGTCAAGTGCAATACAGTACATCTTACCAGGCTCTGGTTTTTTGTACCAACGTACTTGTCCGTGCTTAAACAACGGCGCAACACCTTCTAAATCAAATAACTTAGTAGCGTTAATTAATGTCTCATCATTGATGATGAATTCGCAATTTGAAACTAACACATCATTTGCATAAAATCTGTTAACATCCTCTACTTCAATTAAATCATACACATTGTCGGATGCTTTTTCTATAATGTTTATTAATTTTTTATCACCGTTTGTTGTAAGTACAGTGTCGCCTACCCGAATGTTTTTTGCTTCTAACTTTGTATTATTGTTAATGAAAATTTTATGGTCATACGTGCATTCTACCCATATACCATCTTCAAATTCTAAACGCAGTCCTGGTTTATTACCCATTAATGAAACACCAGCAAAATCCTTGAAGCCATCCGATGTTAATACTTTATATTTTTTATTGTTTACTGTTAGTTCTTTGTGCAAATCTCCTATTGTTTTTGTAATTATTTCGCCATTTTGTGTTTGTAATGTAAGCATGTTGGTATACGCTAAGCAAAGATGTTCTCGACGGAATCTTTCATCTCCAATGCGACCACGTTCTTCATCTGCCCACTTCTCGTCGCGCTCAGGATGTTCTTTCCATATTGCTTTAAACGCTTTAAATCCATTAACACCTAACTCAGTTTCATTGCCGTACTCATCTTCGCGCTTATTTGCACCTTTCCAAATTAGTGCAAATTGGTCTTCGTCACTGTTGGGTGTGCTTGTTATAATTGCTCGACCACCTGTACTTAACGTAGGTGATATTGATGTCCAGAACTCAGTTGCAATAGTAGGTCTTACGTACGCGAACTCATCCACGTACAATAGCGAGATAGATAAACCAC